GTATAGGCATACCATACTCCCGCAATATTGATAGCAACAAGTTCAAGCACGAAGATATAAGTAACTACAGGACGAACTGATGCACGAAGATTAATCATCCAGCGAGAGGCACCTTTACCAATCTCCATATCATGTTGATATAAAGCAATTCGCTCATCGGATTTTGCCTGTATATCAATCTGTTCGGTCTTTATTTCCTCGACCTCTGCTTGATGTGCAAAACCTTTAGCGGCTAGTTCTAATTCTCGTTCTTTTTGCATAGCAAGGATCGACAATTCATGTTTCTTATCTTGTCGATCTTGAAAGAAGTCAAGAATTTTTGGCAAACCACCAGCAAGAAATGAAAGGAAAGTGCTAATCATTGTCATCATTTTTTAGCCCTCGCAGTATCTGTCACTTTTTAATTCCTTCCTTAATCTTTACCCAATTTCCGGCTATAGAAACAATACCGGCAATAATTGCGATTATTCCAGCGATGAATGCAACGATCTCGTTAGCACTTGCAAGCCAACTCGTTCCTGCTGCGGCAACCGATGTTCCTGCGGCTATATCTGCCGTTCTCTGTGGTGCACTCATCTCAATATCTCCGAAGTTAAAATTAAGGGGGAGGCCCAGAACCTTCACGCTCGAGCGTTACGTCAACATCAACCGTAGCGGTAAGGGCCGTACCCGCTGTGCTATCGGTAACAGTGCAACGATAAAGAGCAGACTTAAATTCCCATTGACCGATTCCAGTTCCAGTAAATGTCGTTGTTGCAGATGTCGAACTATTAACCGTTAGCGTATCCCCGCTTACCTTTGACCAAGCATAAGTATAGGGAGAGGTGCCACCGGACACAGAAACTGTAGTGCTATCAGAGGTAATATCTTCATCGGTTGAGAGCGTATAAAGACTGCTCGGGCTTGCTGATGCAGACATCCCTGTGCGTTGAATTGATACCGTTACCGTAGTCGTTGCGGTGGCTGCTAAATTATCGGTTACTGTGCAAGTAAAGACGGCATCATAAGTTGTTCCAGATACAAGACTTGATCCTGTAAATGTACTCGTAGCCGATGATGCGCTATTTGCTGAAATAGAGGATGACCCGCTCGTTCTAGCCCACGAATAGGTATATGGTGATGTGCCTCCTGTGGCGGTTACGGTTGCGCTATCGGTCGTTAAACTAGCAGCCGAGCCAGATTTAGAGAGTGACGATGGAACAACGCTAGCCGTTAAAGTTGTAGAAATTGCAGCAGCAGCCGCCGCCACGCCATTTCCAACGGGTGACTCATTTGACGCTACTCCGTCCTTAGAGCGAACTACGACCCAGTAATATCGAGTAGTCGTATCGGTCTTGGAAATGAAAACAGATGTAGTATTGCCAGACCAGATTTTTGTCGCACTACTAAAAGGAGTAATCGAGGTATGCTCCCAAACCTCATAAACCGCTCCGACAGGAAATACAGAGGGAGCAGTCCAACTAAGATTGAAGCCAGACGTTAAATTCTTCGCCGTTAAGTTAGATGCAGGAAGCGGCTTGTAATCGTTTGGCGTTGGATCGGTTACGCTTGTCGGAGTTTCGTAATCACCCGTAGCAGGGTCAGTCCAGTTCGTAGATGCTTCTTCGCGCAGTACTAACTCTACAAAACCAGAAGGATCAAATTTCCATCCCTCACAACGAACGGTTTTGCTAGTCCATCCGATCTCTGAAAATGTAACCGTACCAGTCTCAAACGGTCTAATCTTATAGGCAGACATTCCGCAACGAACCGTAGCAACTTCTCCGTTTCTGCTGCGACGAGAAAGCAATATGGCATGGCGTTGCGCTTCGTATTCGTTAGTGCAAGCAACGAAATCAGTCTGCAACCAAATCTGCTCGCCGTCATTAGATACATAGGTCGTATTAATAACTGGCTGATATTCCGAGGCTTGCCAGTTTTTATCTTTATTTATGAACTGACCACGAACCGAGTTGTATCTCTGGTTATATGGATATGCGGTAGTAACGCTAATACCACCGTCAACTAAATCGTTATCGCCAAGCGTAAAAGCCGAGGATGACCACGCCCCAGCATACAGTCTCCACTTACCGCCAGAGTAATAGCACACACCAGCCATCGCTTGCGCTAATACTTGGATGTTATCTTCAAATCTATCTATTGCTATAAGCGTTACATTACAGGTATAGCGTTTTTGAGTTGTACTGCCAGGAATGTTTACGTTTTCATCGCAAATATCCGCAGCATCCATAACAAGGTCGTAATCAATCTTCGTATCGTCTTCGCCCAATCCTAAGTTGTTATCGATTAAATAATCGGCAAGGCAAAGGGCTGGGTTGGTCGAATAAGCCCACGTAGTCCTATCATCTACTCTCTGTGATCCGCTCCCGCCTGTGCGAGTCGAATCAAGTCTAGGGTCATAAACTTTTTTACCTTGAACAAGGCAAGTAATCTCTGGCTTGCCTGTTTTGTAAACCGTCTCGTCATACTGATAGGTAAGAGCCATATAAGCAATGCCACGACCGCGATGGTTGGTCGTCCATTGGCTCGGAAATGCTTGGGCTAGTTTCCAATCTACTGTTTGCGAGATTGTTCCCGTATATCTTCGCACCCATGCCTTGTTGCTATAGGTTCCCGAGGTAACTTTTCCGTCGTCATCGTTACCAGTAATAGAGGTTATTGTTCCAATCGCAGAACGATTAAAATAAACCGTTCCTATTTGATTAACCTCATGCCCTGCTACGGCTAAAACTTGATGCAAAAATTCATTGTTAGAGCCAGAGACCATAGGAGGAATGACATTCATCCCTGCGATAAGTTGTTCTCCGTAGACGATACGGCGAGGCTCTACGGTTCCACTAAATTCGATATCGTTACGAACCTTGCTAATTCTTGGGATGCCGATAAGGGCAATCGTGATCTTATTTAGAGCATAAATACCGCCGGCTATAACCGCAGCAGTAACTACCGTAGCAGCAACGTATGCAGCGGCACCTGTCGCGCCTAAGTATGCAACAGTCCACAAGGCGGCTTGAAAAATTGATTGAGGCATTAGATAGTCCAGTAACAAATAGTGACCGATCTAGGCATATAAATAACGCCCGACTCGGAAACGGCTGCGATAGTGTTTCCGACACAAATCCCTAATGTGTCGCCTAATGAACCATCAAACATCACAACATCGCCACGTTGTGCGCGACCTATGTTTGATTTTCCAAGATAATTAGAGACGGCTGCTTCTATGCCGCCTTGCTCTACAATATATTTAATAGCCGAATCTTGATCGTGATATTTTTCTTTTAACTGTTCTGCAAATGTAGAATCGCACATCGCATCAACAACTTTTGCAGAGAAAAGACAACAATCGTTATCGCCCCAAGCAAAAGGACTAGATCGATGTTGCTCAATCGTAGACCACATTTTTTCAAGCCAATCTGATCTTCTAATCATTGTTGTTGCGTTGGCCGCGTATTCGGGTCTATATAGATTCCACCGCCGCCATAGTTAGTATCTCTGGCTCCCCATTTACCGACGAATCCTTGAATCGTATGAATTAGATCGAAGAATCTATCGTTAGGATGAACAACTTGCTGATCTTGATTTGTATATCTGGCAACGCGAGGCTCTCTACGAAGGCGATGCTCACAAGTTAGTTCGATTACCGCAGAGCCTTTATCAATATTAAAGGTCATTTGATTCATTCGACCTTCCCAGATCGTTTCTGGGGTATCGATAAATGCTCCTGTCGCTTGATTGATAAAGCCTAGATAAAGCGTAACAGGTCGATTTTTATAAATCTCCGTCATAGCAGGCGTAATAAATACGCTATCTACTCCAGAAAGCGTGAGTTTTATCCCTCTAGCGACAATATCTACGCTTTCGTCAATGATATCTACGCCTCCGAATCGTCCAATTCCAGAGTAGGTATTGCCACCAAACGAAAGCGATCCCGCTCCATCGTGTACGCGAATAACGCCAGAGGCAAAGTCAATATCTGCTAAAACAACAACAACGATAGAAGCCTTTGCTGCCTCGGTTGCGTTATCGTTAGAAACAAAACGAGTCATGTGATGTCTTCGATAAGGTTGATTTCGATATCAGAAATAATACCCGGACTCGTTCCCCAACTTGTAGAGTCAGCAGCGAGCATAAATTTACCCATTGGGGAGCGGAAAATAACCGGCGCATTGTCAGCAGGGGAGGTTCTAAGAGAAGGCTCGAAGATCATATAGCCGTTACCAGAGCCGTCCGAGTTAACATCAGCCGTTAGTCTTTTTAACTCTCCGTTAACCTCAAACCAATCACCGGCTCGAGCAACTCCATTTGTAGATGTTGGCAAACCGTCAACGATAAGTTTATTTCCGGTTTGCGATGCGCCGTTTACTAGGATGCAACGGGCTGCGGAAACCCAAGAAAGAAATTGAAAATTTCCAGCAGATCGACCGCTAATGTAATCGTAAAAAGAAAAATGCGTAGAAGTGCCGGAGGCTGCAAAACTATCAACGTAGTAGCCGTCAGCCGTTCTAGTCACGCCGTTAAGAACATCAGTCGCGCCTTGAGTCGTTCCAGCCTCGATAGAGGCTCTAGCGTTACCACGCCCTGCGTAAAGCAGCATACGAACCGCATAGGGAGCCGAGGTGACGGTCGTTGCTGCCGATTGATAAACATATCGATCAGCGGTTACGCCGCTGCGGAAAAGCCTAAGACCGAAATGACTATCAGCCGAGATTTCTAACTCTGCGTTGCTAGAAGTCCAACCCGTTGTGTTAACCGTAGCAGCGTTATTACTCAATAACTCGGGGCAGGAAATAGAGCCGGCAATCGTATAGGCGGGATCTGTAAAGTAAACCCTATTAGTTCTTCCACGCAAAGCGGCAAGCAAAGCAAGTAGCCTTCTGCGCTTTTGTCCTGTAGTCGCTCGATAGATAGCGCGAACGCTCCATCGGAGTCCGGGTCGAGAAACAGTACGAGTAGCGCCAGAAAGCGGTGATAAAAATACCGCGCTATTGTCAACTAGCGTCCACTCGATACTAGAAGCAACAAGGTCGGGAGGTAGAACGTAATCGGTCATCGGCCTATCCCATAACGTCTATCAAGTTCGTCGAAAATACGACGATTGTTTTCCTTCAAGATATTTGGCAAGGCTTTTTGCAAGTCAGCCGTTGCGCCTCTAGCATCGATGTTATAAACAGGGGCAACCGTAACGCCACCCATCTTGTTATTAGGAACAATACTGCCAGATGAATTAGGCACGAATAACTCGGGGCCACGCTCTCCAACAATGTAAGGAGTCCCAGAGGAGACAGGGCCACCAGAGGCTTTACCAGTTAATGTTTTGACAAATTCAGCAAAAAACCCACCGCCACTTGTATCAATGCCGCCGAATATCGCCTTAAGAATAGCAACCGAAGCGGCTTCGGCAACCATTCTGCGAATTACATTTAAGAATCCGCTTAACATTCCGCGAATTCCGTTCTCAAAAGGATCGAATAAGAAATCAGCAAAAGCAGACTGCATACTTTGTGCTGCGGACTGTGCAAAATTTATAAAAACTTCTTCTTTTGCATTGATGTCATCTAGTAGATCAGAAACGCCTTTAGAAATTCCGATGGTGGATGTATCGATAACTTGCGATAGCGATAAATCAAGATTGGTCAAATTTTCCTTCATGTCTTGATATCGTTGATTTTCTTGCTTAGAAAGAATCGCATCTCTAGCAGCCTTGGCTTTTTTCTCTATTTCTTTTTGCGCCTCAGCCTCGATCTTCATACGATTCATTTGCTGCTTGTGGTAGTGCAGCATTTGAGTCATTTCGTCGACTTTTATACTTCCGGGTCGATATCGACGACTCGGGCCGCTAGATACACCACCCTCCCTAGGGGCTTCCAAGAATCCTAGAGACTGACCAACCTCGTTAAATTTCTTTACCGCTACAGTTGCGACCTCAACTACTGCTGTAAATCCTTTTATCAAGGTCGTAGTAAAGGAATTTGCAGCAGAAACTAACGCAGGATCTTTTAACGCCTTATTAAACCTATCAAGCGCAACGCGACCTTCTTCGGTTTTCTTAGCGGCCTCGGTTATATTTTTGAATGCACTAACAAGCACGGTTCCTGTAAGAAAACCGAAAGCAAGGTTGATTGCTTTGCTAGTTACCTTTGCGGTTCGCTCTAGGGTTTTCATTCCGCGCAGAGCAGAGTTGATAGCCGCTTGGGTTCTATCAACTGCCGTCAAAACTACTTGTGCTTGCGCCATGCTCGCTCCTGATCGTCTGCCTCTAACTTGCACGCTGCAAGTAGATGGTAGAAGTCGCTTTCGGTCATGTTGAATATCTGATCGGGTAGGACGTGCAACCGTAACGATAAAGCGTAAATCGCCCTAAGTTGCCCGTCCTCGATCAGTTTTTTTCGGCATCCTCAATACTAGGGGCCGCAGAGTTCATAGCCGAAACGATCTCGGTGATTACCTCGGGATCGTACTCGTTCATCAACTCCATTCGCTCGGCTTTACTG